ACCTACCAATGCAGAATTAGCAAATGGTGCTAACTGGACTCTTGTAAGTGATGGATCATCTAAATATATAGATCGTAAAGCAATAGCAATAGCTCAAATAATATCTAAAGGTTAAACTCCATTAGGAGGTATAAGAAATGATTAAAATAGAAAAAGATTTATTAATAGAAGATATAAAAAATAGACTTGCATCATTTGGATATACCTTACTAGAAACAGATGACTTCGCCATTGGATTTGTAATAAACACTGTAGAAAAATCTATCAAGAACTCTTGCAACAGATCGGATGTCCCCGATGAACTTTATGAGGTTTTAGTTGACCGAGTTTGCGGGGAATTTTTATTTGAGAAAAAAGGGTCTGGGAAGCTTACAGAATATGATTTTGAACTAATAGAGGTGATTTCAT